TTGAGTGGGCGTCCCGCTGGAGTTTAGCGGAGTGAAGTTAGCCTCTGAAGTAGAAGAGACCGACTGACGTGGAAAAAAAATCTCAACGAAAAGAAGACCCAATGGCCGTTAAACGGAAGCGGGGGGTTTTTGCTTAAATCACCTACACAGAATCTACGACTAATTTTAACAAACCGGTTTATATAATATTTTTTTTAATTTTCTTGACATATAAGAGCAAATGTTTATAATGTGGTCAAACATAAGCTAGGAGAAAGTCAAAATAACATGATTATGAGAATAAATAGCATATTAGTGTTAATCATAGCCCTAAGTGGCGTATATTTACTTTATAAGACCCCTCTCGGAGAATATTTCGCTAAACTTAAGACATTTTTTTATATATTATTTTTTATACTGGGAATTTCAGGACTTTTAGGAATAATCGGACTATAGATGAAAGAAATAACCATCAATCACAGGGACGAACGCGGAAAGACGACCTACACACTCTACGAAAAAGACGAAGCCGAAGACGCAGGAATAGACTACAAGTACTGGCAAAACGCAGAGGTCGGAGAATATGGCGTAACAGACGACGGAATAGTCGCTAAAGTGATACAAAAGACCGAATATGACAACAATTCAGGTAAAAAGAGCGTTTATGTGCGTTTTCCGTGGGGATATACGTTATACCCGAAACAATATTCAGACAAAAAGAAACTATTAGCAAGAGGAAGAAAAAGCGCATATACGCTTACTGGAGACTCTCAGTGGCATGTTGGACGAAGAAAACGTGATATGGAGAACATTGCGTTGTGTTATGCACAAGTTTTCGACAAAGACTTCGCAATTGCACTAGCTACTGGAGGAGTTTCGAAGAGTAAACACAGATCTTACAGAAGATATATGCGTACGGAGAAATTTAGACAAATGGTAAGAGAAGAATTAAAGAAATTACTGGAAAAACAAGAGTTAACCGAAGAATATACGTTAAAACTACTCAAAGAGGGAATTGAGATCGCTAAAGATACCAAAGATGTTACTAATATCTTAAAAGCGGTCAAGAATTTGCAAGAATTACACGGAATGAACGAAAAAGACAAAGTTAAACGTACAGCTGCGTTGGAAGTTAACCAGACAAAGCGTCTAATCGACAAAATTACCCAAGAAGAAGAAAGAATGGACTCTAGCGCCAGCTTAAAGGGAGAAGAAGTAAAATACGTCGAGGAGAAAGACGATGAATAAAAAGGACATAACCGTAAACCCAAAAGAACTTTGGGAAATACGCGTTGGTGGCCAGATAATCGAGCTTACTAAAGGAGATTTGATCACACTTAGAGATAAAATCGAAAAAACGTTGGCAGAAACCCAGTTAACCGTACACATGCCTAACACCCCAAGAATTAGTGATAATGAAAGATAAGCAGTCAATAATTGAGAAGCTTTACAAAAACATGGCCCTCTTTGGGAGAGTATGCTTTCCCAGGGCTTTTAAAAAAGATACACCCCCTTTTCATAAGAAAATTTTTGAAACAATCTCTGATAGAAGTAAAAAGAGAGTTATGATAGCTTCACCCCGTGGTAGCTCTAAGTCTACGCTAGCCAGTTTCCTACTGCCAGTCTTCGAAATTGCGTTTAAACCCTCTTCCGAAGACTTGTTTATTGTTATTATATCTGAATCCCAGAACCAATCAATTAACTTCCTTTCTAGAATAAAATATCACCTGGATAGTTCTGAAACATTCAAGAAACTTTTCGGTGATTTTGGACATAACACTGCAACGAAATGGTCTAATACTGATATAATCTTAAAAAATGGTGCTAGAATTATGGCAGTAGGTACTGGTCAGCGTGTAAGAGGTTTTATACAAGATGACACTCGTCCCAATCTAATTATAGTTGATGACTTTGAAAGTGAGAAAAACGCTGCTACGGCGGAACTTAGAGCCAGAAACAGGAAGTGGATGACAGAAGCTGTTATTCCCTCTCTGGCTGATGAAGGTAGATTAGTTATGATTGGTACGGTTATTTCAGAAGACTGTTTTCTTTATTGGGCCAAGAAGTCTTCTGCCTGGGAAGTTCTATGGTTTAGTATCGTAGATGACCAGGGAAATAGTATTTGGCCCTCCAAGTTTCCAAAAGAAAGAATTGAGCAAATAAAGGCTGAATTCGAAAGTGTTGGTAATCTTAACGGGTTTTATCAAGAATACATGAACAAAGCCCAATCTCCTAGCAATGCTCCCTTTAAACCGAAATTCATATATGAACACGACTATGACTTTGAATATATTGGAGAGAAGGCGTGTTTAGTAAAAGGTAGCGGGGAAGAAAAAGAGATAAAGCCCGTTAATGTTTATGGTGGTGTAGACCCAGCTTCTTCTTTGTCGGAAGTGGCTGACTTTTTTGTTATAGCAATAGTCGGGATAGACAGCGAAGACAATAAATATGTTATAGACATATTTAGAGACCACCTAGATCCCGCTTATCAACCGGACAAGATAATAGAATATTACAAAAAGTATAGGCCGTTGCATATGAAGATCGAAACAGTTGCGTATCAGGAAGCACTTAGGGCTAGTGTTAGACGTGCAATGTTTGATGAGGACCTTTATATACCGGGACTTGAAAAAGGTGTTCAACCTAGACGTAGAAAGTCGGAAAGACTGTTGAGTTTGGTACCGATCTTTGCAAAAAAGAAGTTTTTCTTTAGACCTGAAGATGTAAATGCTCAAAAAGAGTTTTTATCATACCCTAAAGGTAAACACGATGATTGTATGGATGCAATCTGGACGGCTTTACAAAGAACTTATAAGTGTAACGATGACGATATAGGCGATATAGGGGAATATTATGGAGATTATTATGATAAATTTGGCAATAAGAGTGTAGATTGGATGGTACTTTAATGGCACAAAGAAAGTATGGTGCTACATATAGCACTGACGTAGGAACTAAATTTATAGGAACTAAATTAACAAGACGACGTTTAAAGGAAAAAAGTGGAAGAAAATAAAGCTACAGAAACTCGAGTTTTATGGCAACAGTACTCATCACAGAGAAGTACCTGGGCTAGACACGCTAAAGAAGATAGAGAGTTTAGGTATGGAAGACAATGGACTGAAAATCAGGTAAAAAAGTTAAAAGCAAGGGGACATGCTCCAATAGTTGTTAATAGAATACACCCGGCAGTAGAGACTGCAAAAGCCCTTATAACGGCTAAAAGACCAAGTTTTAGGGTATCTCCCAGGGAAGATAGCGATAATAGAACTGCACAGGCTATGAATGGCCTTTTAGAGTATATATGGCAGATATCTGATGGCGATATGGAGCTAAGAAGGGCTGTTGATGATTTTTATGTTACTGGAATGGGTGCCTTGCAGGTTTATCAAGATCCTACGGCCGATATGGGCAAAGGTGAGGTTAAAATAAAGAACGTTGACCCGATGAATATATATATTGACCCTAATGCCAGGGATCGTTTTTGTGATGATGCTTCTAATATAATTATTTCTAGAGAATACACAAAGGCTCAAGCTAAAAAATTAGAGCCTTATTTTGAAGATATTATAAAGAATGCAGGTAGCGGGGATCTCTCAGACGCTCCACATACAGACAGGAGTGGAGATGAGGGTGCGATAACCTTCCCTGAAGATGTTATTGACTCTATACATGGCGACGAGGATGACGAAAAGATAAGGGGATACGAAAGATATACCAAGGTTATGGTCAATAGATATAGAGTATTTGAGAAATTTTCTAATTCAGAGGATCTTTTAAACCAAGACCAATTTAAGCATTATATATCTATGCCAGCTTGGATAATCAACGGACAGGTAGTGGTTAACAGAGAAAAAGCAGAAATGCTAATGCAACAGCTTGAAGCAGAATACCAGAGAAAAATGCAAATATACGAAGAACAAGAGAAACAGTACCAAGAGTTTCAAGGAGAGGCAGAAGCTGCTAGAGAGATGGGAATGAGGGCAGACGCTAAAGGTGGACCCGGTAGTCAAGTTCCTGTTAGACCAAAAGAACCGGTTGTTAAAAAGATCACATATGGCGATCTAATTAGCATGGGTGAGATACAGGTAGTTAAAGTCCATGTTTGGAGAGTTAAGCAGATGGTCGTTATGGGAGATAAACTTTTATACGAAAGAATATTACCAACAAAACACTACCCACTAGTTTTATTTCAAAATTTACACACACGTACGCCATATCCAACCAGTGATGTTAGGATGGTGAAGGGATTGCAGCAATATATTAACAAGACCCGTTCTCTGATAATCGCTCACGCGACCACCTCTACGAACACAAAAATACTGTTGCCGAAGGGGTCGGTAGATAAAAAAGAATTTGAAGAGAAATGGGCGCATCCCGGAGTAGCCATTGAGGTTGATATGGAAGCAGGCGCTCCAACTCCCGTGCAGCCAACTCAGCTACCTAGCGAACTTTATAAAAACGAAATGGATGCAAAGGCGGATATAGACCATGAACTTGGTATTTACGAAGTGATGATGGGAAAATCCGAGGCTGCTCCACAAACGTATAAAGCAACCGTTAGCATAGATGAGTTTGGTCAGCGTAAGTTGAGAAGTAAGCTTGCTGTTGTTGAAACTGCGCTTAAGAGGCTCGGTGAGATA